AGGCCGCTCGCTTCGCCGCCCGTCCGCAGGGTCTTAAGGCGGATTTTGATACCGCCCGGTATCTGTATTTTTTTGATGAGAACGGTACGGTGAAGCGTCCGTTGATGGATCTCTTTGAGTCTGAGGTTACCCAGGCCCGCGCTAGTTCTGCGCGTTCGCTGAGCGAAGCGGAGCTGGCTCGGTTTTCTATTCCTGAGCAGAAAGCTATTGCGGAGCTGTTTGAGTCTACGGGCTCGACCGGTAAGGGTCTGCAGATTCTTCTGCCTTTGTTGTCGACTATTCAACGTTCTAGGAGGTGAGATATGTCTGGAGTGCTGTCCACGGTGCGTAAGCGCCCCCGTGTGCAGACGGTGAATGATATGCCGTCTAAGACTGTCCAGTCGGACGTATTTCGGACTGAGATTCGTCATGTTCTTGCGAAGTACAAGCAAGTCGGTATCATCGAGCATATGCGCGATGTGGATCTTCAGTTCCGTGATGTTTCCGAGTTTTCGGATTTCTCCGATCTCATGCAGCAGTCTGCGGAGGCGGAGAAGGTGTTTATGGCTCTCCCGTCTAAGGTGCGGGAAGTCTTTAATCATGATGTTGCCCGCTGGTTAGATGCGGCTCATGATCCTGAGAAGCTCGAGGAGCTTCGTCCCCAGCTTGAGAAGCTGGGTATTATGGCGCCTAAGGCGCCTGTGGTTGTTCCTGTTGTTGCACCGGGAGGTGGAACGGTTGGCGGCGTTTAAGCCGGATCGTTGTTTGTATTAATTAGTTAGGGGGGAGGGCTTTTTCAGCCCCCCCCCCTTTTTTTTTGTCCTTTTATGCGGCCGGAGGCCGCTGCGGGATGCGAGCCCTTTCACTTCATTGGTCTCTCTCGTATTGCTGCCCCCGCTACTTACTTTCCTTTTTCGCGGTGTCTTTGCCCGCGTTCTTGAGCTTGTCCAGCTCAGTTTCCCAGTGCAGCAGCTCTTGCAGCGTGAGCGTTAATGATGCTTGCTGCCTGTCTCTTTTGGCGACGAGTCTATTGATCGTCGCCATGACTTCTTTCGCGTTCATCGCGTTTGTTCTCCTATGAGGTTGATTATCTATGTTCGTACATATTCTGCGAGATCGTATCCGCTGTCAATGCGGAAGTGTTCGACGCCGTATACGATGACGTCGTCGTGTAGTGTTTCTCCTTGTTCGTCAAGGATCTTGATACTGATGGCGATGTCCATCGGTGTCTCCTTTTGTTTTGGTTATCGTAAGTATAACCGTTGTCACTTGCGTTGTCAAGTGTTGCAGTTGCTGTTGCTGTACCACTTTATTTATATAAAGTGGGTTGTTTCTGGTTTGCGCGGCTGGGCCGCGCGTCTGGGCACATAGTCTCCTTGTCTACTATGTGCCCACTGACACCATCTATTGGTGTCTATTGACTCCGGTCCGCCGGATGTCGTATCTATGGTGTATGTTCGGTCTTCCTCATGGAGGTTCGTTATGGCTCGGTCGAGAATGTCTCGAGGGCGCTCGAAGCGACAGTTTCGCAACGGCGTGACTCGAGAGCATGGCAAGAATCGGATGAATGGTTACTTCATGCGTGGAGGTATCCGTCTGTGAACTGGTTTAAGAAGGCTCTCGCGTGGGCAGGCTGGGTTATCGCTGCTTTGCAGGGCGTTATTTCCCAGCTGCCTCAGTAAGTGGCGTGCTATCACCCGTCGAAGGTTACTATCGGTCGGAAGTCGCTCGCTCGTGTCGGGCGGCATGTCTTCGATCGGGTGGTGGTTCCCTGCGGCCATTGTCTTGGTTGTCGTACAGACCAGGCTCGAGGTTGGGCTGTTCGTATGGTTCACGAAGGCGTCGTGAGCTCACCCGCGTGGATGGTCACGCTCACCTATTCGCCCGAGAAGGTGCCTGAGAATGGTTCGTTATTTCCTCGGGATTTTACGCTCTTCGTTAAGCGTCTGCGAAGAATGTTTGAAGGTGAGCGTATCTCGTACTACGTGGCCGGCGAGTACGGAGATCGCACGGCTCGTCCTCATTACCATGCGGTGTTGTATGGTGCTCGTTTTCTGGACCGTGACGTTCATACTTATCGCCACGGTGCTCCTGTTTATCGCTCTGAGTCTCTTGAAGGTGCCTGGCGTCTCGGCCTTTGTGAGTTCACTGGGTTGACGTATGGAGCCGCTCGTTATGTCGCGTCGTATGTACGCAAGAAAGTTCGGCAGCGTGACGATCCTGACGCGTATGTGCGTGTTGATCCCAGGACGGGTGAGTTGGTGGAGATTGAGCGCGAGTTCGGACGTATGTCCAGAAGGCCAGCGATTGGCCGTCGTTGGATTGAGAGGTTTTGGCCGGATGTGTATCCTCGGGATTTCGTGGTAATGGAGGGCCAGGAGATGAAGCCGCCTCGGTACTATGACAAGTGGATGGAGGCCCATCACCCTCGGGTGATGATGGCCGTTAAGGAGCAGCGGTTAGAGGATATCGTCGAGATTGGGGATGAGAAGTTGATTATGAAGGAGAAGGTTCACCGCGCCCGTGTGGCGCTTTTCCAAGGGAGAGATGCGTTATGATCGAGCAGCTTTTTACGGTGTATGATTCGGCGGCTAAGGCTTATCTGACGCCCTTTACAGCGCCCACGATTGAGTCGGCGTTGAGGTCGTTCCGCGAGGTTGTGAACAAGGATGGTCATCAGTTCAATCGGTTTCCCGAGGATTACGCGCTTTTCCATGTTGGTGAGTTTGACCAACAGACGGGTATGTTCTCCAGCATGTCTCCGCATTCGCTGGGTGTTGCGATTACGTTCGTGAACCGTCCTCGCTTGCAGGAGGCTGCGTCCAATGCCTAGTGGATATGGCGCTCAGGTGAACGTTCCTCGTCCGAGTGGGGCGAATCGGTATCAGCCCCCGAATGCTCGGTATGGACGTTCGCAGTTTGATTTGACGCATTCTCATAAGACGACGTTTGATGCCAGTTATCTGAATCCGTATTTCGTGATGGAAGTTGTGCCCGGCGATACGGTAACGTGTAAGTTGCTGGCGTTCACGAGGATTTTTTCGCCTCTCGACGCGCCCATTATGGATGATATTAGCGTCGAGATTGATTTCTTTTTCGTGCCGAACCGGCTTGTTTGGGCGAGTTGGGAGGCGTTTCTTGGTGCGAACGATGCGGCGGGTGCGCAGGATACGGACTATACGATACCAGTTCTGCCGAGCAGCGCTGGTACGGTGGCGGCAGGTTCGATGGCGCATATGATGGGGCTGCCGGTTGGTTTGGATCTGGCGGCCCATGATGGTATCAGTGCGTTGCCGTTCAGGGCTTACGGAAAGATCTATGACGAGTGGTACCGTGACCAAAATGTGATCGACGCGGAGGTGATTTCGACCACTGACGCGGCGGGCGTGGGCTTGAGTATTACGGTGACGACTAGCCAGGGCCTCAAGTCTGCGAAGAAGCATGACTATTTCACGTCGGCGCTTCCTTATCTGCAGAAAGGCGACCCTGTGACGTTGGCGCTCGGTGCGACGACGGCGCCGGTGCGGACGGCCGCCGGTGCCGGTGCTGATATCTCGGTTCTGGGTCCAACGGGCGCGTCGGAGTATCTGATGGATACGGATACTTCGTCGACGTTGAAGCGGCACAGTACGCCCGACGCGGGCGGTGAGCTGTTCGCGGATCTGTCGGCGGTCACTGCGGTGTCTATCAACGCGTTGCGCGAAGCGGAAGCGGTGCAGCGGCTCCTCGAGAGGGACGCTCGAGGCGGTACGCGTCACCCGGAGCTGATTCGCGCGCATTTCGGCGTGGATGTGCCGGACTATAGGACGCAGCGGCCGGAGTACCTCGGCGGCGGCCGAGGGTTCATCAACATCTCTCCGGTGGCGAACACTTCGGCCACGGCTACCGAGGATCAGGGCCAGCTCACCGGTCTCGGTGTTGGTCAGCTCCGCGCGTCCTGGGCCAAGTCGTTTGTCGAGCACGGGTATGTGCTTGGTATTCTGCGCGCTCGTGGTCAGGTGACGTACCAACAGGGCGTTGACAAGCATTGGCTTCGTTCTACGAAGCTGGATTTCCTTTGGCCGGACCTAGCGAATCTCGGTGAGCAGCCGATTTATAACAAAGAGTTGTTCATTGTGAATGGCGCTGCGGATCATGAGGTTTTTGGTTATCAGGAGCGTTATGCTGACTACCGTTATAAGAAATCTCTTGTCACTGGCAAGTTGGCGTCTGATGCGACGGGATCGCTTGATTATTGGCATCTGGCGGAAGATTTCTCTGGAACTCCGGCGTTGAATCAGACGTTCATCGAAGATCAGACGCCGATGAGTCGTGTGACGACGGTGGATTCCGAGCCGGATTTCATCATAGATGGTCGGTTTGACCTCAGAGTGGCTCGGGTGCTGCCGGTTCGTCCGGTGCCGTCTCTGGCCCCGCCGAGGTTCTGATGCCTATCCCGGCGTTTGTAGGCCCGGCCATCGCCGGTATAGCCGGGTTTCTCGGCGGTGAGCGCACCAACGATGTGAACCAAGCGGAAGCCGCCAAGAATCGCTTGTTCCAGTCGGCGGAAGCTGGGCTGAATCGGAATTTTCAGGAGCGGATGCGGAATACGGAGTGGCAATCTGCTGTTGCGGATATGACGGCGGCCGGGATCAACCCGGCCGTCGCGTATTCTCGAGGCGGTGCGAGCTCGCCGTCGGGCTCTATGGCCGGCGGTAGCGCCACTTCTGGCGCGGTCGATTCGGTGTCGTCGGCCATGTCTGCGCTGGCTATGCGGAAGAATCTGCAGTTGATGGATGAGCAGATTACTAAGACGAAGGAAGAGGGTAAGGCCGCTCGCTTCGTCGCCCCTCAA